AGGATATTGAAGAGTCTGGCGGAGTAAGTGATCGGCTACGTCAAATTGACGCACCAGATTTATCGCCGCCAGAGCTTGTTGATGATGCTTCTGCGATTCAAGTCAGCCCTACAATACTAGAAGTATTTTTCAACAACACTTGTAATCTAGGATGTTTGTATTGTACTCCAGTATTGAGTTCAGTGATAAACGCAGAGAATCAAAAATTTGGTAGTTTTGAAAAAAACAATGTATCGTTAACATCAATTGACACACATTACAAAGACTTGTCACCGCATTTTTGGTCTTGGTTCCCTACAGGCTTTGTCAAACTCAAACGATTCGGAGTGTTAGGTGGCGAGCCGTTCTATCAGAAAGAGTTTGAAAAACTTCTAGACATGATAGAACAATATCCCAATCCCAACTGTGAACTTAACATTATTACCAATCTTATGGTGTCGACAGACAGATTAAACATGTTTGTTGACAGACTCAAAAAATTGTTGTTGACAAAAAAATTAAAAAGAGTGGACATTACCTGCAGTATAGATTGTTGGGGACCGCAACAAGAATATGTAAGGTGGGGGCTTGACCTTGCTCAATGGCAGCGCAACTTTGAAACGCTGATCACAAACAAATGGCTGTACATCAGCGTCAATCAGACCATCACTGCTCTCACCATTAAGACCATGCCCAAATTGTTGATCAAATTAAAAGAGTGGAATACTATACGACCAGTGCATCATCACTTTAGCGGTCCCGCACCTGGGCCCAGCTACTTTGATGCTGGAATTCTAGGTGGTGACCAGTTCAGACAAGACTTTGATCAAATATTGTCACTGATGCCACAAAGTACAGATGAGGACAAGATAACATATGAATATATGCTAGGCATAGCAAACAGCATTATTGACTCAGATGTTAATCCACAAGAAGTCTCTAAACTATTAACGTATCTTGATGAAAAAGATCGCAGGCGCAACACCAATTGGGAAGTGTTATTTCCTTGGCTAACTGAGTACAAAAAATATGTGGTATAGTAAAGTTACAGCAGACCTTGGTCTTCTTCCAGATTTTGTTGCATACTACGAACACGAACTAGATGCAGCCAAAAAAGACTGTCGCATTGGTGGTATAGTAGAAAAAAACATTACTGCACTACCAGGAATCACTGAGCATCGGTTTAATCAACTACAAGAGATTGAAGCGGTGCTTAATTTTCTCAACATACAGTTACGCAAAATTCGACGTCGACATTTTCAGAAGTATCTAGAAGGTTATGCTAGAGCATTAACCAGCAGAGATGCTGAAAAATATGTGGACGGCGAGGACGAAGTTATTGACATGGAAACTCTGATCAACGAAGTTGCACTATTGCGTAATCGATGGCTGGGAATCATGAAAGGCCTAGATACCAAGCAGTGGCAAATGGGTCATGTGGTCAGGCTAAGAACTGCAGGCATGGAAGACATACAAGTCTAAAAAATACGCAGGCACAGGTTCAACTGATACATATTGTATTGGAGAATCATATGAAACCCACAGCATTTGTTACAGGCATGACAGGGCAAGACGGCCCATACCTAGCTAAATTATTAATTGAAAAAGGCTACCATGTGTATGGCCTTGTTAAACGTTATTCAAATCCCAATCTTGACAACATCAAATGGTTAGGGATTGAAAATGACATTGAACTTATCACAGGTGACATCACTGATGAGAACAACATGAATCACATCATGCAAAGCGTCAAACCACAAGAAGTCTATAATCTTGCGGCTCAAAGTTTTGTTGGCATCAGTTGGGAGTTGAACAAACTCACTACAGAAGTAAACTGCATGGGTCCGTTGAATTTACTCAATTCGATTCGTCAGCACAATCCCAATGCAAAATTTTATCAAGCATCCACATCTGAGATGTTTGGCAATGCCACGGAACCTGGCCTGCAAGGTGAAACCACACCATTCCGTCCACGATCACCATATGGCGTGAGCAAGTTGTATTCACATTGGATGACTATTAACTTTCGTGAAAGTTATAGTTTGTATGCTTGCTCGGGTATCTTGTTCAATCATGAATCGCCCTTGCGTGGTCGTGAATTTGTCACTCGCAAGATTACAGATGCAGTGGCACGTATTAAATTGGGCCTAGCAAATGATGTTACCTTGGGCAATCTAGACAGTGCTCGTGACTGGGGATTTGCTGGTGACTTTGTGGAAGCCATGTGGTTGATGTTACAGCAAGAAAAAGCCAGCGACTATGTGATTGCTACTGGACAACAACACACTATTGGTGACTTGTGTCGTGTGGCATTTGAACATGCAGGAATTCACGAATGGAAACACCTAGTAAAAAGTGATCCGCGATTTAAACGTCCAGCAGAACTTTACAGTTTGCGTGGAGATAGTGCTCGTGCTAGAGAACAGTTGGGGTGGAAACCACGTACTGACTTTGAAACCATGATACGTGACATGGTTGATGCTGATATCAAAAGACTAAGCGTCTAAACGGCAATCCTGATTTAATTTCCTCCACAGTCCACTCGGTGTGCGCCAGTTGTTCTAGCCATACACTGCGATCAGGGCGTGGAGGATTTTCTATTTGTGATAAGTCCCAGTTGGCAACAGTGCTGGCCAAACTGTCTGGACCCACAAACACAGGCACACCTGCCATCAATGCTTGCGGACCCGGCCCCGAGTTCCAATTTAGCACACAGTGAGCACTACTTAACACTCGATCAAAATCAAAGTCATCGTAGCTGCCAAATGTAAATTTAGGCTTGTCGATCAAACACCCTTGTGGCATTGGACAAGTTCCTCGGGGGTGAGGACGAATTACAATGGGGCGATTGCTGTGTTGTTTGATTTCTTTTACAACCTTGGCTAACCATGCATTTATGCCGGGTAATCCTGCCCATTGCTGACTGTCATGTCGTTGCATGGCTATCACAATGTTTGCGCCAGAACGCCAAGGCTTAAGGCCAAGACCAAGGGTAGCCGCACGATTGGCAACGAGATTATTGAAGTTATAACTGCCAACACCAGTACCGTTAACGCCGATCTTCCAAGTTTGTCCTCTCTGTATCATGCCAACTTCGGCAACAATTACTGGCTTGCCCTGACGCCTAAATGCTTCGTAAACTTCTTGATTGGGACGCATACGCCCTGTCCACAGCATACTCCATATCACAGCCACATCCGCTGTAAGGTCGTGATATACTACAGTGTGTCCTTGGGCAACCAGTCCCTGAGCAATAGCTTGAAAAACTGGCACTGAGTTTTTGGCACCAAAATTATTAAACAGACTGATCTTCATTGTGATTAAATAGTTATATATGCACAAAATAAACTCACACTGGTATTCGTCCGAACCGCTCAATGGTTTCTTCAGTGAACGCTTGCAAGACGTTGTGGACGTACATTACCAACAACGATATCGATATTACGTTTATCAGAACATACCTCGCAAGCGTACCATGATCGACATCGGTGCCAACATTGGGATCTTTGCCAAACCTTCGGCAGAACTGTTTGAACGTGTGATATGCTTTGAGCCTGTTCCTAAGAATTTTGAAGTGCTGGAGAAAAATTTAGAAAACTACAACAATGTTGAACTCCACTGCTTAGGCATAAGCAATCAGCCACAGACTGCTAAGTTTAGCATGAAAACTTTGAAATGTGGGCAAAGCCAACAAGTAACAGAATACTCAGATGATCCTGAATATGAAAATTTTGACTGTACATTAGTTACGCTGGATCAGTACAACTTTGACCGTGTAGATTGGATCAAGATTGACGTTGAAGGATTTGAAGATGCTGTGTTAGAAGGCAGTCGCGAAACAATTCGTCGCAACAGACCTTGGTTGCTGTTGGAAGACAATGGCAAGCGAGATCAACATCAACAATGGTTAAATGACTTGTGTGGCCCTTATGAGCCTGCCCTGGTCAAAAGCAAAACAAACACAATATGGATACCCAAATGAAATATGCAGTTGTCACAACATTCAATGCCAGCGGGTATGACCGCTATGCCAGTCGCATGATTGACACGTTCTTGCAAAACTGGCCCAAAGAAATTGATCTATACGTTTACACTGAAGACTGTGCAATACGGCAAATCGCACCAAATCTGCATGTTAGAGATTTGCATGCTGTGAGTCCTGAAATTGTAGCATTCAAACAGCGTTGGGGTAATGATCCACGTGCTCGTGGCTTGGTAGCAACTGGTCCAGCAGACCGTAAAGGCAAAGCACCAGGCATGGGTTTTCGTTGGGACGCTATTAGATTCAGTCACAAAGCATATTCAGTGTTTCACTCTGCGGCCAATTGTGACGCTGATGTACTATTTTGGATGGATGCAGACATGGTGTGCCACACGCCTATTACCGAGGAATTTATTACCAGTCAAATGCCGCCCAAGATTGGATTGGCATATCTAGGTCGTGAACGCAAGTTTAGTGAATGCGGCTTGTACGGTATGAATTTACGGGATAGTGTTACACTAGCGTGGCTCAAAGAGTTTCAATTGGCGTATGATTCAGGACGCCTTATGACCATGGCTGAGTGGAACGACTGCTGGGTGTTTGATGAAACTCGTAACGAAGTGCAAGCCACGCACCCTAAATGGCGTCAACTAAACTGGAGTGCAGGATTGATCAAAGGCGAAGGACACCCGCTGATCAACACTGCTTGGGGTGCTTACCTTGACCATCTCAAAGGCAAGCGAAAAGAAACTGGACGTAGCATGGCCAAGGATCTTATACAACCACGCACAGAAGGTTATTGGTCTGCTTGATATTCAGCCTTGCTGTGCTTGGCCTTGTAGTGTATAAGATACTCACCTAGTACTGTGTGTGGCAAGGGTGTTTTGTAAGGCTTGGCAAATCCTTCACACAAATCATACACTGGTGCGTCAGCAAGATTGATTGCGGCACCAAACACATCATTGTCGTAGAATCTGCGCAGGTCCGCATGATCACGTTCAACATAGCGTCTACGATACTCGTTTCTAAACGCATTAAACTTTTCGTGCTGGGTGTTTACGGCAAACACACCTGTTTCGGGCACCAACCATGATCCAGGATTGCCTGACTTATCTTGAGTATAGGTTACTCCCATGTACATGGCAAGATCTTCTGATCGCATGCAGTCCAATATTACATGGGCTGGAGGCGACTTTATTGTAACAACATCAGCATCTAGCCACAAGATCCAATCTGCAGTGCTGTGATACATAGCATGTATAAAGCTAAATGCTTTTTTACTGAATTTTTTAACCTGCACACCGTACTCGGTATCTGCTTGCAATCGTGTATACGCCGGGTCAACTTTGTGATCAAAGTCAATTTGTTTGATTCTCTCATGTGGATCCAATTGAAAACCTTCGGTATAACAGGTAAAGGTGAATTGCGGATCCCATAATTCCAAAAAGCTAGATACACAATCTTTGCCAATAAGATCGTAGTAACGTTTATCAAAACTGGTTATAATTTCTATCATTTTTCTACAAACTTTCTCATATGTGCCCATGCTGTACCATCTCTAAGTTCATGATGGCTCCAGTGAAATTGACTGATTCGTTGTGCCCATGCAGATCGATCGGGCATGAACGGAGTTTCAATTTTGTCAAGTCTGGTTTCTGCTATTTCTCGAGCTTGACTACGTTCCGGGTCTGTTACAAAAACAGGGATGCCTTCTATGGCCGCACCCACAGCAGGACTTGAATTGTGATTGACCACGGCCCAGCAATTTTTCAAATCTTGTTCCAGCGAGGTGTCGGGTGCGCTGAGTTCAACATTGAGTAGTCTGCGGCCGATACACAGCTTCATCAATCGGTCGCAATACTTCTTGGCTCGTTTGTCGCCAGGGTGCGCACGTATGCGTATGGGTCTTTTGGTATAGCGACGTAATTGCATTATGGTGTGCATGGCCCAGTCTATTACTTCAAATCCGCCCATGCTCCATCCACCGTCGCGTTGCAAACACAATAGGATGTGGTTGCCTTGTGTGCGCCAAGGTCGCAGATTTATGTTGAGATTTTGTTGTACAGCCAGCCAACGACCTGGGTCGGGTGCAGTATCACAGTAATTGCCAGTGTTTGGGAACACACCATCAAAACTGTAGCGCAACCAGTAACCAGGATTGGTTTTGTCTTTGTACAGGAAAAGATTGCTGTCAGCAATCACAGTGCGGCCATTGTGGCCTCGCTGGCCATCTAGTATTTGTTGTCTCAGTTGCAGGTGCGGAGCACTTTTGCCATGCTCGTGTACCCAGCCCAGTATCACTGCTACATCACTAGGCTGATAGTTAAAGTCGTCAACGATGACTCCTTCATCACCACAGGCCTGTACACCTTGAACAAAAAACTTCAAAGTATTAAGTTTGTCTGTAGCAGCCCTTAGGCTTTCTTCAGAGGTGTACTGTTCTTTTCTTGGCAACGTGGCAATATAACTTACTACTTTCATTGTTCTTGCATCATTCTAAAAGCGGTACCATCACGCAATTCTCTCACGTGATATTGTCCATAAGCCATGCTGTGGCACCATGCATCCAGCGTGTCTCGGTTGGCCCAGACTGGATTTTCGATCAGACTCAAATCCTTGCTGGCCACTGGTTCTGCCACATGGCTAGGAGCCAAAACAAATGCAGGCACACCAGCAAATATTGCCTCTACTGCCGCAACACTATTGAATGTAACCAAAGCATGTACATCATTGGCCAGCACTTGATGCAACGGCGCAGTAGTCACACGATCAATTCGTTTAGGTGCTCGGTGTCTAATTTCAACGGGACGATCTGTGTATTTTTTTAATTCAGCAACAGTTTGCTCAACCCATTGTTGTTGATCAATACCGTAATACCTGCAGGGTTTTTCGTCAGGTGCTGCCACAATAATTTTTCTACCAAACTTTCTTGGTTGCAAATTGACACCTAATGATTGCCATCTGTCAGCAGGCCTTGGCACAATTGTTTTGTGTTGTAAATCATTACGAACAATGCGATGATAAAGTTTATTACCCATGCGATTGAGGCTACTGATGTTGTTGCCCACATAACCAGAATCCACATAGTAAAAATCATTGTGACCTTCTAGGCACTTTTTCATAATTTTATACTTGAGGATGCCACGCATGACCGGAGTCATCCCGTCCATTAGTACATCATATTTGTAGTCAAAAAAGTCTGTGTCAGTAGGCTCTTGCCCGGCACTTTTGGCCAGCATGTTGATGTACTCATCCTGGTTGCCTTTGCTAAGGAAAATAAACTTGGTCATATGATATCTCTTTGTAGACAGTAATCTGTGAGCATGTGTTCTTTGTGCCACTCTTCGCCTTGCGGTGTAGTAGCAAACTCATGAAAGCAAGGTGTGCCTAGTGTATAGTGTAGCAATTTGGCATCTGGATTAGGACCGTATTCGTCGGGTAGCCAATTCCATTCAGGCGGCAATTCACCTATGCGAGCATCATCTAACCACGAGAAGCGGTGGAGCTCACTGCCTGTGGATTTTTGGACGAACTCGGGAGTAAGTTGCCTGTTAGGAAAGCTATTACAATTCCACAGAATAACACTAGACCAATTTTTTCGAGGATAGTTTTCATTTCGTGCTCCTAGATATTTTACAGGCATGCGTGTTTGGTAATCATGTTTGACTACCATCACATCCATATAGGGATTTTGTAATTCCCATAACTTCACAATATCATCACGTACAATCATGTCGCCGTCAATGAAGACTGCCCAACCTGTGTATTCTTGCAGGTGAGGCACAAGGAAACGAGTATAGATAAAGTGATTGCTGCCATCAGTGTGTGTTTCTTCGTAGTCTCGAAACAAGTTCAAGGCCACAGGAATAATAGCCACAGGCTTTGATGCATGTCTTATGATTGAGTTAGCACAGGTATGAAAAGCAACAGCCTCTCTTGGATCATACCCAACGTAAATTGGAATGGCTTTCATCGGCGCTCGATGTCTTCTTCCACACAGTTCTCGCCAAACTGAATTTCGATTAGTCGAAGAGGTTGATCAGTTTCGTTGCACAGCATGTGCCACTGATTTTTGGCAATCCAAATATGCTCATGCACTCCGAAATGACCAACAAGATCGTGGTCACTGGAATTATCCAAAGTGTACACTGCGGCTTCGCCTTCTGCCACAAACCAAAACTCAGCACGTCGATCATGTCGTTGCATACTTAAACAAGTCTTGGGTGCTACTGTGAGCTCTTTGAGTTTGGTATTTGCCCCAACTTCGTGTAGCACACGATAGTATCCCCAGGCACGACCAGTCTTGGGTTTTTTCCAGTCTTCCAGTATCCATGAACTGGAGTTCATTTTGTTTTCGCCGCCTACTCCGAACACAAACTCCACATCATCAATGACCATTTCAGGAATGTTATCCTTTGTGCGATCGCCACCGTTGGCAAACACAATTTGATCGTTAGGATAACGTGTTTTCAGCAGTCGAATAGCATCACAACTTGACCCATCATCATCGTTATAAACAACAACTTCATCCACAATCTTCAATGCATTGACCAATTCGAATCTCTCATTCATAGGCATAAATGGCCTGCCTTTTTTACGACTAAGCCATTCGTCTGAATTGAGTCCAACTATGAGTTTGTCTCCTAGTTTTTTTGCTGCCTGAAAGTAGGCAAGATGTCCGGAGTGTATGGGGTCAAACCCACCTGTTACAAGTACAATTTTCATGCTAATATTTATAGACTAATATAACGGTAAATACAAAATGAATCACTTTTATCAAACCATAGATGGTTTTATGAGCCACAAAAACACAGTGATGTTGGACATTGTGCTAGATCAATTTCCTACTGGAGGCACTTGGGTTGAACTGGGCTCCTGGACTGGTAAGAGTGCGGCTTATTGTGTTGTTGAACTTTTAGCTAAAGACAAACTAGGCAAGTTTTACTGTGTCGATACCTGGGATGGTGGTATAGAACTTGCCGACCGTGCCGATAAATTGGAAGAAATCTTCTTTGCAAACATACGTCCTATTCAACATCTAGTGACTCCTGTGCAAAGTTTAAGTTGGGAAGCGGCTAAACAATTCAAAGACAACTCTGTTGATTTTTGTTACGTTGATGCCGGGCACACATACGAATGTGTGATACAAGATCTTCGTGCATGGTGGCCTAAACTCAAGCCTGGTTCAATGTTTGCTGGCGACGACTATACAAAAGGGCACCCGGGAGTGCAACAAGCAGTTTGGGAATTCTTTAAAGAGCGCAACATTAAAGTACGCCGTGCTGGCCGTTGCTGGTTGGTTAGCAAGCCTGCCTGAATTTGAAGCCAGTGCGGCTTGCTAACTTAAATATCCATATGACATGGCTTAAACACTATCGCGATAACTATTTTGATCTATTGAATTCCAATACCAGCGGTGCCAAGCGAGGGTTACACGAAGGACTCTATTGCCGGGCTGATGGGTTTAACATGATTTTTGCATACCTTGAAAGTTTGCAACACCCCGAATACCATATTATAGAAACAGGCACCATGCGCAATCCAGGCAACTGGAAAGATGGGCAAAGCGCACGACTGTTTGTGGAGTTTGTAGAGCACAACAAAGGATCTGTTAGATCTGTAGACATTGATCCTGAAGCGTGTGGCAATGCTCGCACTGCAATTACCAGTTCGGCGTTTGTTGTTTCGTGTAGTGACAGTGTGTCTTGGCTGGCCACTCAGTCCAATCTTGACCAAGTCGATTTGTTTTACCTTGACAGTTGGGATGTTAAATGGAACAACGATCATGACAGCGCAGAACATCATTTAAAAGAATTCCTAATCATTGAGCCACATTTAAAGCCAGGGGCTGTTGTGGCCATTGATGACAATGCTAGATTCTTAAGCAACAACACCCGCACTGGAAAAGGTCGTAGAATTGTTGAATACTTGTCTGAAAAAAATATTCAACCCATTTATGATGCTTACCAAATAATTTATAAATTTTAACATGATAGTTGACACCACACTTTTTAACAACGAGTTTGACATGTTGGACATTAGGTTAGAGTTAACCAAAGACTACGTTGACCGATGGATAATTTGTGAAGGCAACCGTACCATGAGTGGTAGGCCAAAACCCTACTACCTGTCAGAAAACATTGATCGTTATACCAAATGGGGCAATAGACTACAAGTAATAAAACTTGACATTCCCGAAACCTGGAGCAATTGGGATATTGAAAATGGGCAAAGAGCCGCATTGCGCCCTGGATACGCAGACTGCAACGACAATGATATTATCATGCACAGCGACCTTGATGAAGTTTTAAATCCCAAACTAGTGCCTGATATTTTTAATCTTGTGGAAACTGCACATCAGCCGGTGACTTGCACATTAGAAATGTACATTTACAGATTTGATCAAAAGCTAGAACGAAAATGGGCAGGAAACGTTGTGGCTAAAAAACACATGTTTGAAGATCCATGCAAACTGTACAAAGGTCTTGGTGCTGGGGTAGGACACGCACAAAAACGCAAAGACAGAATTCACTGCGTTCCGTTTCCTGTTAATGCTGGGTGGCATTGGGGATGGATGGGCAATGATGAGGTTATCAAAAGCAAAGCCTGGAGTTGCATTGAAACCCAAGCACGTGACGCTGATCAAATGCTGGAAAGTTTTCATCGCCTAGACACAGGTGCGGCGATCAATCATAAAACAGTAACAGTACATGTGCCCATGCCAGACTATCCTGAACAAGTTAATTCAGTACTGCGGCAATATCCTTACTGGACATGAGCAAACATCGCCACAATCAGATTGTAGACTGCGCCTGTGTAATTCACAGCACTGGGTACGATTGGACCTATGTAGAACGACTTTACAATATGTTGAGTCGCAACATACCGCAAGGCATAAATCTTCACGTGTACACAGAACACGATCGTTCAGTGCCGCCTTACCTAATCAAACACATACTAGAAGATTGGCCAGACGTTGCTGGACCAAAACGATCATGGTGGCACAAACTACAGGTATTCAATCCTGCGCATCACGAAGGTAACTTGCTGTATTTTGATCTTGATACTGTAATAGTAAAAGACATAAGTTGGATAACACAACTAGACACAAATTGTCTTTGGGGTATCAGAGACTTTAAACACCTACAACGTCCAGGCTACTCAACATTAAACAGCAGTGTGATGTGGTGGAATGTCAAACATCTGAGTTGGGTGTGGGATGATTTTAGTTGTACCAATATTCTCAATACCACACGACAATACCCAGGTGATCAGGATTATTTAAATGCTGTCTTTGGACACAACAGAATTAGATATTTTGAAGACAGTCAAATGCAAAGTTGGCGCTGGCAATGTCTAGATGGTGGCTACGATTTTAACACTAGACGCCACAAAATCCCCGGCCAAGGCACACAAATTCCAGATAGTACTTCAGTATTAGTTTTTCATGGCAAACCCAAACCCCACGAAATTAACGACAAAGTAGTACAAGACCTTTGGCGCTAAAAAGGTTGACCAATAATTCCCCATTTTGCTACAATAGAAGTATTGTAAGAAATAAGGAGTCCAAAATGGGTTACAAGGTTGTTGACACTACAGACATGATGCGTACCAAGTACGAGCCACGCAAGGGACTTGAAGGCCCGTTCAACTTCTCAGGCCAAGTGTTGTATTATGACAACAAAGAGGGTGCCTACTATGATCCCACTACAGATTTCTACGTTTCCAAAGAGGAAATGGACATTATTAACCAGCGTTTTTACGAAGTGCTTAAAAAATAAGCAGTTTTGTTGTAAAAAAGCCACATTTTACCATTTGACCGATAATTCCCAAACTGCTATAATACTTGTATAGTAATTAAAAAGGAGCCAGAAATGCAGATAGCCACAGCGATTGCCCAACTCAACAAAGAACAAGAGTTTTTGGGCATGGGATTTTTAGAACTCTTGCAAGACATTCAGCAGAATGGTGCAATGGTCTACAGCGAAAAAACCATGGCAGCTTTCAGGGTATTCATGGTACAGGGTAGCCGGATGTTTGCCCCGGTTGACCAATAATTCCCAAACTGCTATAATACTTGTATAGTAACTAAACGGAGCCAACAATGCAAAACTGGACTGACAAAATCATCCATTGGAACCAATTGCCCGGAACAGAAGTCAAACGTCTGTTAGCTACCTGGGGTAAGACTCCAGCAGATATTGCCAAGTATGACAAGAAGCATGGATTTGCTAATGCCGCACCTAAGTCGGTAGCACCAATGCCCACGGTAGTGCCTGCCAAAGCAGAAAAGCCCACAAAGGCACCTGCCAAGACAGTGACAGCCAAACCAGCCGCTCGTCAAAAGCACACGGGTGCCGATGGTGAGATCAAGTTTGTAGCACACAGACATCTCTATGTGGGATTCATGGGCGGTAAGGTAGTGGTAACCAAACGTACAGTAGATGCCTGCCGTGTGGTGTTGCTCGAACAGTTTGGAATTGAAGGTGTCAAGGTTGACGCCTAATTAGACTTCTGCTATAATTTAATTTTAACGCACAACAAGGAGCCAACCATGAGTGCCATTCGTATCATCAAGGGTGAGTATCGTAACAAACCCGTCCGCAATATTGCTTTTACTTTAGTGTCAGGCTATGCCTCTGGCGCCAAAGGCAATTATGTTACTGTCAAGAATGATGGTAACTTTCCCAACTGCCCGGATACCGTGCGTATCAAGGTAGATTCCATCCAAAATTTTGAATATGTAACAGGAGATGCCGTGCAAGACAATACAGTACATTTTGAGAAGCCCACAGTAGTCGAGACAGATGACGAGGCCATGGATCGTATCCGTGAGCGGTTTGACATCTTGCACGAGATGACAAAGGCCACCGTGTCAGGTGACATTCGTGCTATGATTGTGAGCGGCCCTCCAGGCGTAGGCAAGAGCTACGGCGTTGAGACAGAGATTGAGAAAGCCTGCTTGTTTGACAAGTTGGCAGGCAAGCGACTCCGCGCAGAGGTAGTTAAGGGCAGTGCCACTCCCATTGGCCTGTACCAGACTCTGTACAAATACAGTGACGCCAACAGTGTTGTAGTATTTGACGACTGTGACAGCATCTTGTTAGATGACGTTGCTCTTAACCTGCTCAAGGGTGCCTTGGACTCCGGCAAGAAGCGTGTGATCTCCTGGTTGTCAGAGAGCAGTGCCTTGCGCAGAGAAGGTATCCCAGACCGTTTTGAGTTTAAAGGCAGTGTCATCTTTATTACAAACTTAAAGTTTGACAAAATGAAAAGCCAAAAGTTGCGTGACCACTTGGACGCCCTCCAAAGTCGTTGCCACTACCTGGACTTGACCTTAGACACCATGCGTGACAAGTTGTTGCGCATCAAACAGATTGCCAAAGATGGCGTGTTGTTTGCAGACTACGACTTTAACGAGTATGCACAAGATGACATTATTGACTTTATGCATGTCAACAAAGAACGCCTACGTGAGGTATCCTTGCGCATGGCGCTCAAGATTGCAGACTTGCGCAAGAGCTTCCCTAACAATTGGAAGCGCATGAGTGAGACCACTTGCATGAAGAGTGCCTAACATGGCAGGCAAAGCAAAATCCATTTACCTAACGGTAACTGTTAAAGGACAAGTTAATTCGGTGTTCCACAAGATGTTTTTTGATGCCAAAGCATACAACGAGTATGTCAAGTCAGAAGAGTTCAAAGCCAAGTGGCCTGCGGATCAATACAATTTTGTAAAAGAAACTTATTAATTGGGAGTGCCAAATGTACAAGATTTATGATGGTGAGTTGTTTTTGTTTGCTGTGGATACCCGGTATGAAGCAGACGAACAACTGGAACAAGGTTTTCGCGTGGTAGTTGGTTAGTTCATTTTGTTTCCTTTTTTCCCAGGAGTAGGTTGGCTCCGGCCTGGGTTTTACGACAGGTACCCTTAAAAAAGGTGCCTGTCTTTTTGACTTTTGCTTGCAATAAGTATATACTACTAACATGAAACAATGCACAATACAAATACGCGATGAGGTCAATGTCAAACTAGAGGGACTTGATTTGGATGTGCGTAAAAAACTAGTTAACACATTCAAGTATGAGAATCCGGCAGCTAGGTATTTGCCTGCAGTGAGACTAGGTAGATGGGATGGCAAGATTGCCTACTTCCAACTTGGTGGTAGTACCTACACTAATCTGTTGCCAGAGATCATTCCTATCTTGGAGCAGTACAACTACGATATTGAACTGGATGACCAACGTGAGTACTCAACTACCTTTGAGTTTGATGAGATGCGGGAAGATACATTTGCTAATACAATGTGGCCCAAAGGACATCCACAAGAAGGTCAACCCATTGTGTTGCGAGACTACCAAGTAGAGATCATCAACAACTACCTGCAAAATCCACAATGCATACAGGAAGTGGCCACAGGCGCAGGTAAAACTATTATGACAGCGGCCCTGAGTTGGAACGTACAACCTTATGGGCGTAGTATTGTTATTGTGCCCAACAAGAGTTTGGTAACACAAACAGAAAAGGACTATGTTAACTTGGGTCTGGATGTGGGTGTGTACTTTGGTGATCGCAAAGACTACGGCAAGACACATACCATCTGCACTTGGCAAAGTCTAAACAACTTGCTTAAAGATTCCAAAGATGGTACAGCAAAATTTACCATACAAGACTTCATGGAAGATGTAGTTTGTGTTATTGTGGATGAAGTACACATGGCCAAAGCAGACGCACTTAAAACTCTACTGACAGGCATCATGTCTAGAGTGCCAATTCGATGGGGATTGACAGGAACCATACCTAAAGAGAAGTTTGAAAGCCAGGCCTTGTTGGTTGGACTAGGCCCTGTTGTTAGCAAACTGTCAGCAAGTGAACTACAGGATCGTGGCGTGTTGGCACAGTGTCACGTTAACATTGTGCAGTTAGTTGACCATGTGGAATATTCAAACTATCAAAGTGAACTCAAATACTTGCTTGAGGAATCAGGTAGATTAGATACCATGGCGGACCTTGTGCGCAGAGTTAACGAAACAGGCAACACACTTGTGCTGGTAGACAGAACCGAATGTGGCAGACAACTGGTAGAACGACTAGGTGACGGTGCTGTGTTTGTATCCGGGGCAACCAAAGCAAAAGCCAGACAAGATGAATATGATGAAGTGGCTGAAGCAACAGGTAAGATCATTGTGGCAACGTATGGTGTGGCTGCTGTGGGTATTAACATTCCACGCATTTTTAATCTAGTACTGATTGAGCCGGGCAAGAGCTTTGTGCGTGTTATACAGTCAATTGGTCGCGGCATACGTAAAGCAGAAGATAAAGACCATGTTCAGATCTGGGACATAACATCAACTTGCAAGTTTGCCAAACGTCACTTGACCAAGCGTAAACAATTCTACAAAGAAGCCAACTATCCTTTCTCAGTAGAAAAACTAGAGTGGATGAAGATCAAATAAATTTGACTTCTACTACAAAATAATGTAATATACAACTATGCGAATATTAACACTAGACAATCAACACTACGACCTTGACCATTTACCTGAAGAGGTAGATGACATGAGGTTTGCCATACTAGACAACTCTAATCCAGCAGATCCTGACTATCACTTTATTCCTTTGATTTTCTTGGAAAGTTTTAACTCACCGGCCTTGGTGTTACGCATAGGTGATAACACAATCAAGATGCCCATGGACTGGCAAGTGCTAATTGGTGAACCCGAGATTGGTGACTTAGAAGTGTTACCATTGACCAGTATCAATGATCGTGGATTCAAGGTATTTCAATTTAATCCTCGATCCAGTTTCCGCCCCAGCTTCCCAGACATTGAGATCTTGGATGTGTATCATGAAGTATCTTGGTACGCACCCAAACTCAAGAACGGACAAATGTTAGCAGTGCCAATTACTGACGGTGACGAACCAGAGTGTGTGTACTTTGTCAAAGACATTAGTCGTAACTGTGAGATTGTAGATTATAACAAGGCCTGGTAATGACGACCTATACTGAACCTGAACTATTTGAAATAATTAATCGATTGAGTCGCATCTATCTGGAAAGCTATCCAGATGATCGAGAAGGCCTAGAACGTTTCCTACGCTGGGCACACAGTCAATATGGCTACAAGTATGGGCAGTCTTAAACCAGATGTTCCTTTAATATACGAACGTGTTGGCCCTGTAGTATACGCACGTGAGTTCGGTTCAACAGAACGATATGTAGTTGGATACGAAGTGAATCAAGAAAATAAAATACTTGGGATACCGCAAAGTCGTGTTGCCAGGATTCTAGCCATACAACAAATGACCGAAGCAGATCCGGGTATGCGGGAGTTATGGGAGCAACTTGAGATATTGTATAATTTAAAAAATACCAATGAGTAATATAAAACTAGCCATTTGTGGAGATAGTTATATGACTACTGATCAAACTGGTATTCATTGGACTGATCAATTGCCGCCCGACCTGCATAAAAAAATATTAGCAGTAGGTGCATGTTCAAATGTTTTGATTGCAAATCAAGTACGTTACGCAGTAGCACTTGGGTACGATCACGTGGCTGTGAGTTTTACTAGAAATTCTAGATTTGAATTTGATCGAGACTCCACACATTCGTTGACAGTTACTCCAGATCTAACTTTAAATGAGTACTATGCCAAACGGTGGAAACATTCAATAATGTCTGATGCATATCCTGTGGAAAAAACGTTTGTAGATCATTATTATGGGTTGGTAGCAACAGATTTTTTAGCACTACAGTCATATCATGTTGTGCTGTCTACTTTGAATTTTTTAAAAACAAACAACATAACATTTGCTTACACACTTGGCGGTACTGAATTGCCAGATCATGTGTTCAAAAATATGAGCATACCAAACGAGTTAGAGCAATACCTTGCAAACAAGATATCCACAAATCTTTGGGATTACCCAGACCCCACATTACACGGGTATCACGTGTATGATCGTAATTGGCAAGATAAGTTCAGGCAAGCAGTAGGAGAAACACTGGGTATTGACTTTTGTTAACATAGTGTTATAATAGTAATATGACTGATAAACTAAGCATTGCTAACGAGATGAAAATGTTTGACCACAAGGTCAGAAATTTCTATGATGATCTAACAGAAGACGAACGCAAGAAGTTTGCCCCGTTTCTCATGATACGGTGGGGATCGGCGGTAGAAGGTTCGAGAGATCTACAAGAGTTCTATATTATTTCTACCAACGAGAGATTGAACAAAAACTTCTTTAACATCAACTCAACCCGACATCGTAAACTGCAATGGCTCATGGCCACAACTGTGAGTCCGGGACTGGGCTCAATGAGACACAACTGGATAGCCCCCAAGAAAAAAGAAGCAGGTGTTGGTAGCATAAAAAAACAATTGGCAGAGCTGTTTCCGCACTACAAGTCAGACGAGATAGACGTCATGGCAGCAATAACAACCAAAAAAGAACTTGATCAATACATTAGAGCACATGGCCGAGACAACAAGTAAGTTTACATGTGAATTCTGCAAAAAAGAGTTTGCAAGAGAAAGCTCTATTGCAGTACACATGTGCGAGCCCAAACGCAGGCGAATGGAACAAAGCGAGCGTGGCGTACAACTGGGATTTCAGGCCTATATCAAGTTCTACGAAATGGCACAAGGGTCTGCAAAGCTAAAGACCTTTGAGGACTTTTGTGATTCACCTTACTACCGAGCCTTTGTAAAGTTTGGTCGCTATTGTGTGAACACACGAACTATCAACCCGGCACAGTTTATGACCTGGTTGCTTAAGAACAACAAGAAAATTGATCATTGGTGCAGTGATAAAATCTACACAGAATACTTGTTGTTTTATTTGAAGGTAGAAGCTGTGGCAGATGC